ACCACCTGGGCTTTACGGCGGCCGACCTCCGCGTGAACCCGCCTGCACCCGCCCACGCCCCCACCCCACACCAGGTCAAAGGTCCCACCCGTGAGGTGCGAGTCGCGGGTCAGCGGCCCACCACGAAGGAGGGACCTCGAGCACCTCGACGCGATTCAAGTCCAGAGACAGACGCTCGAGCCGAGACTCAACCGCCACCTGAGTCTCGGGGCTGACGCCAAACGCCCTATAAAAGGACGCACGACCCACCTCACAAGGGGGCAGAACCTCCGCTTTGGCGTAGCTGGCAGCGGTCACGCCACGGAACTTGTAATCGGGGTACCGGTCCAGCGGTAAGGGCGCCGAGCCAGACCGGGTCGCCTCCATCAACGACGTGGCCCACTTCCACAAGATGGGCACCCGAGAGGCGAGGGAAGCCTCGCACCGCGCAACGCCGTGGAGCCACTTGCGGGCGAAGACCGGCTCACGCAAGTGGACGTGACTGGAGCAGGCGTGTGACAAGACCTTGCGCCAATCACGGACCATGAACCAACGGCCCGGTGCGACCTCAACAGGTGCCGACTGGCCAAACCTCACCTGCTCGAGGACAGACACAGGCCTCTCCAGGGTCATTTCAAACCCGACGCGGACGACCACCTGGGGCAGCAGCCGCTGGACCTGGTGAAGCACAGGACGAGGGAGAAACAACAGGGCGTTATCACCATCCACGAGCAGCTCAGCCCGGCGGACAAAAGGCAGCCGCTCCAACGCCCAGGTGATAACAGCCAGCATGACCAGGGTATTACCCATGCCGGTGTTGTAATCTCCACTCGCCCTCGCACCTTCACGGCGGAACTTGACACCGCCAGAGGTCACACCCGCGAGGTTCAACTGAGCCCTCAGGAGGCGAGACAGCTCCCGATCACCAGGGAAGGCAGTCTCGTAGACGGAATGCTCCATCCTGAGGACCTCCGGAGAGATGTGCGCCTCGAACGTGGCGCCGTCGACTTCCACGACCACACAATCTGGCACGGCGGCCATCTTGGCCCGAATGAGCGCCGCGCGTTGCCAGCCATCCAAACCCTTGGCCACAACCCTGGTTTTTG